CGCTGTATACCGAACAGGTAATCCAGCACCATTAGAAAGCTATAGTGGACTTAATATGGATCCTGATTCATCTAATTACATAGTAAAGGTAATTGGTGATATGTTTCAGACTGTAAATAACAATGGTGAGATTACTACATATGGTGACTATCCGAATTTATCTCAACTTATTCGTATAGGTGATTATAAAGAGGATTTATTTAGAAGTAATCCTAATTTACAACCTATGGGGCATGCTGCTGTATTAGATCCTATTGTTTCTGCAAACGTTGTACCAACAGCGTCATTCGCACTAACACAAACCAGCGATGGTGACAAAAGTAACGTTGGAACATACAAAGAGTATCTTCCTTACGGTATTAAGTTACATCCTGATTATCCTAACAGTGAAACATCAACAAACTATGCTTATTTAGCACCAATTTCACATAATGAAACGGCTGGTGGTAATGCTGATTTCTCTTTGGAAAATATGTTTGGATATGGAGATACTACATCCTTTGAATACTCAAATAAAACTAATTTTGCTATTAGTACACAAACTTTGACAATTTCTCAATCCGCTGAGCAGTTAAAGTTTTCTGTTCCAATGCAACATGGTTTTGATGGTGTAAATCCAGCGGCTTCAAAGAACACTGGTACTTCAATCTCATCTACAAATACAAGTGGATTTGATTGTTCAACTACAACCGCTAGTGGTTCAATTGCTTACAAAAGAGCGATAAATGCTATAGCTAATCCTGATGATTACGATATTAATATGCTCGTAACTCCAGGTATTATCCATAAACATCACTCAGTTGTTTCAAATCATGCGATTGATAAAGCTGAAGAAAGAGCTGATGCTTTTTATGTATTAGACAGTGCTGATATAGATGATAATGTTGCAACAGCAGTTGATAATGTTGTCGGATTAGATACAAACTATGTGGCTACTTATTATCCGTGGGTTAAGATTGAAAACCCTGCTGGAAATGGTCAAGTTTGGGTGCCACCATCAGTAGTAATACCTGGTGTGATTGCTTTCACAGATAGTGTAGCTCACGAATGGTTTGCTCCTGCTGGATTGAACAGAGGTGGATTATCTAATGTTAGGATGACTAAGAAGAAGCTTACTCATACTGATAGGGATACACTTTATGAGGGTAGAGTTAATCCGATTGCTTCATTTCCTGGTCAAGGAGTTGTGGTATTTGGACAAAAGACACTACAGGCTAAACCATCTGCACTTGATAGAATCAATGTTCGTAGACTATTAATCAGATTGAAGAAGTTTATTGCTTCCTCAAGTAGATTCTTAGTATTTGAACAAAACGATTCATCTACAAGAGCTAGATTCCTAAATATAGTAAATCCGTTCTTAGAATCAGTACAATCCAATAGTGGTTTGTCAGCATTCAAAGTGGTAATGGATGATTCTAACAATACACCTGATGTCGTAGATAGAAATCAGTTGATTGGACAGATATTCATACAACCTACTAGAACGGCTGAGTTCATTGTTTTGGATTTCTCAGTATTGCCAACAGGCGCTGCGTTTCCAGAGTAATTTATAAACTCAATTATAATACGAAAAGCCCCACTTTTAAGTGGGGTTTTTTGTTTTAATGATATTTATAATAGACAAAAGGTATATTTAGATTGTTAATTGTAGTAGCGCATAAATATAATTAATAGTAGAGGGTCTAGATAAATTTAAACAATAACTTAATTTGAGTAGCGCGTAAATTAAATAAGGAGAATAGTAAAATGGGTGTAAGAAGTGATTTTATTAAGTATACCAGAGAATCAGCCCCATCATTAGATGGTTTGAAAAATAGTGTATTGACTTCTGAAAATAATGTTCAGGTAGGCGGTATTAGAAGAAATACACAACTTTTAACAGATGGTGGTGAAGCTACAAGCTATACAGCACTAACCGCAGGTCAGTCAGGACTAATTACATTAGTTCCAGCATTAACTGGTGGATTGCATGATATAACATTACCATCTTGTGCAGATGCAATAGGATGTACCTACACATTTGTTCTGATAGGAACTGCTGGTCAGGATTTTGATGTGTTGGGTGCGGCTTCAGAAAAAATCTTAGGTGCTGTGCCTAAAGGTGATGGTGATAATGTTGCTGCTTCAGATGCTAACGATTCAGTTGGATTTGATGCGAACGCTATTATTGGATCTCGCTTTTCAGTAACTTGTATATCAGCAACTGCTGGTACTGCATGGATAGCACATGACATCTTAGATGGTTTAGCTGCTAATACTGGTGGTATTAACCTCAAGTAGTGATTAACTAAACAACTTAAAAAGGTGAGATTTTCTCACCTTTTTTTGTTTTCTGTAAAACTATGAAAAAACTATGAAATAATAAGATGATAATCTGTATCGATTTTTCAGTTTGTGTATATTTATATATGAAAGAATTAAACACTTAATAGGAGAACTGTAATGGCAGACTTAATCGATCCTTCAGAAATTATGTTCACTCCATTTGAGCCGAAAACAAAAAATCGGTTCATTATGTACATAGAAGGCGTTCCAGCATATTTAATCAAAACAGCCAATAGACCAACTATTACATTTGAAGAGATTGAATTAGATCACATCAATGTTAAGAGGTATGTAAAAGGAAAGGGAGCTTGGGAAACTTTAGAAGTTACTCTATACGATCCTATTGTACCATCTGGCGCACAAGCAGTTATGGAATGGGTTCGATTACATAAAGAGTCTGTTACTGGTAGAGATGGTTACTCTGATTTTTATAAGAAAGATATTACTTTTAATGTATTAGGACCTGTTGGAGACAAAGTAGAAGAATGGACACTTAAAGGTGCTATGATACAATCAGCCAATTTTGGTGATTTAGATTGGTCAGTTAGTGAACCAGCAGAAATAACATTAACACTAAGATACGATTACGCTATCTTACAATTCTAAGAGGAGTTAAGTATGGGTTTTATTCAAGAGATGCTCTCTAGCGATGCAAAAATATCTTCAAAGAGAGTAGTAGGTTTTGCTGCTTTCACTATGTTGATTGCAAGTTGGGGTGCTGATACTTTTTCAGCCTTTGAAGTAAAAGATAAAATATTAGAATGTTTTATGTATATTTCAGTAGTTGGATTAGGAGTTACAGCCGCCGAAAAATTTGGTAAAAAATAGTTATAATTTTAAAAAAATCATAGGAGTCAATTATGGCAGAAGTTAAGTTCCCTACAGAAGTAGTGGATCTGCCGTCACAAGGATTGTTATACCCAAAGGATAGCCCACTATCTAGCGGTACAATAGAAATTAAATATATGACGGCAAGAGAAGAGGATATACTTACATCAGCTAACCTTATTAAAAAGGGTATAGTTATTGATAAGTTATTAGAAGCTCTAATAGTAGATAAATCAATCAAATTAGATGATATGTTATTGGGTGATAAAAACGCAATTCTTATTGCGTCTCGTATATTAGCGTATGGTAAAGATTACGAAGTAGAAGTAGATGGTAAAGAAGTAGTAGTCGATTTAACTACACTAAAAGAGAAAAAGTTAGATGAGAAAATAGTTGTAAATGGTGCAAATGAATTTGATTTTGAATTACCTGCCACTAAAAGAAAATTAACCTTTAAGTTACTAACTCAATCAGATGAAAAGAGTATGGATAAAGAAATTGAGGGATATAAGAAGATAGGTGATGGTATTGGTTATGAAACAACAACAAGATTAAAACATCAAATATTATCTGTAGATGGTGATGCTAAAAAAGCTAGTATAAATAGTTTTGTAGACAATGAATTTCTATCTAGAGATTCTAGAGATTTCAGAGCTTATGTTAATAGTATAAATCCAGATGTGGAGATGAAGTCTGTATACATAGATGAAGATGGAAATGAAAAGGAGTTCACGGTCCCTATGACCGTTACGTTTCTTTGGCCTTCCGTTGGAATATAAAGTAAGCTTACACAACTCAATATTTGAAATAAGTTTTAATTCGCAGGGAATGTTCTCATTCTCTGAAGTCTATAATATGCCCATTTATCTTAGAAAATTCTATTTTAAAAGATTACAGAAACACTATAAGGATGAGGCAGAGGAAATAAAGAAAGCACAACAGAAAAACAAAAGTTCACGTCCATCATTCAAAAAGTAATAAGTTTGATATTTATTATTGAATAATTCCACACAAAAATAATCTTATGGAGAGTAGTAATG